AAACTTGTAGTTTATTTTGATTCTGAATCTGCAATTGATCCTAGTTTCTTAGAGCAGGCCGGCTGTGATTTGGATTCTTTAATGTATATCCAGGCTAGTTCGGTAGAATTTGTTTTAGAAACAATTGAAGATCTTTTGGGCGCAACAGAACAGAAATTGGTTTTTATTTGGGATTCCCTCGCCTTTACGCCGGCTGTTTCGGATGTTGAAGGCGATTTTAATCCCCAATCATCAGTTGCCGTTAAAGCACGAATTCTTGCTAAAGCAATGTCTAAATTGGTAATTCCAATTGCTGATAAACAGGCGGCTCTTATAGTTCTCAATCAGCTTAAAACAAATATCCCACGGGCCCAATGGCGCGCCAGATTGCAATGGTTGAACCTTATACTACTCCTGGCGGCAAGGCGATGCACTATTCATATTCTCTTCGAATTTGGTTAACGGGACGAAAAAGTAAATCTGCCGCTGTTTATGATGATAAAGGGTTTAAAATCGGTTCTGAGGTAAAAGTCAAATTGAAGAAATCTCGTTTCGGCACTGAAGGCAGAACTTGCGCTTTTCGCATTTTATGGGGGACCGCAGAAGTCGGTGTACAAGATGAAGAATCTTGGTTTGATGCTGTCAAGGATGCACCACAAATGACTGTTGCTGGTTCTTGGTATACTTTGACCATGGGAGACTATGTTAAAAAATTCCAACCTTCTAAATGGACCAAATTGGTGAAAGAAGATCAAGAATTCAGGCAAAAAATAATAGAACTTATAGACGTTCAGATCATTCAAAAATTTGTTAAACGTGAAGGATCGGCGGCTAATTTCTATGATATAGATGACAAGCAAGCCGGCACAAAAGAATTGACAAATGCTTGACAGTCGGTTACATTACTAGTTAGAGGTTTTTATGAAGCGTGTTATGGTTATAGATGCTCTCAATTTATATTTGAGAGCGTATGTTGTTGATCCGAGTCTTTCGTCAAATGGACAACCAATTGGCGGAATCAAGGGTTCTCTTAAAATTTTGCAAAAACTAACGAGGATGATTAAACCAGATGAAATCGTTTTTGCTTGGGATGGCCCGGATGGCTCTCGTAAACGTAAAATAGTCGATAGTAATTATAAAGCAGGACGAAAGCCAATTCGGCTTAATCGTTCGGTGCGCAATTTAACTGAAGATGAAGAACTCCAAAATAGAGTTTGGCAACAAACGCGATTAATTGAATATCTCAATAATATGCCGATTATTCAACTTATGTTACCAGAAGTTGAAGCAGATGATATGTTTCTTATATTGTTCAAATGCCGGATTATAAAGAATGGCAAAAAGTTATTGTTTCAAATGATAAAGATTTTTTGCAACTTTGTGATGACGAAACTATAGTTTATCGTCCGACAAAAAACGAGATAATGACGAAAGATAGTGTTGTTGAGACTTTTGGCGTACATCCAACAAATATGGCACTAGCAAGATCTATTATAGGTGATACTAGCGATAATTTGCCCGGCGTTAGAGGCGTCGGCTTTGGGAAAGTTAAGAAAAATTTGTTATTTTTGGCCGAAGAGGACACTGTTACGATCGATGAAGTAGTAGAATATTGCGAGAATTCAGATTCAAAGTTGAAATTCTTTCAAAGTGTACAAGAGTCAAAAGATATCATTGAACATAACTATAAAATGATGCAACTGTACTCTCCACTGATTTCAATTCAGGGAAAACAAAAGATAGATTATGCTGTAAAAGAATTTGATTGCACATTTAACAAAACTGCTCTTATTAAAATGATGAGAGAAGATAGCTTTGGCGAATTAAATTGGGAAGAGCTAAAGGCATTTTTAAATAAGATTTCACTAGATTGTAAAGAAAAGTAATACTATTTACTATCGAAATGCAATTTTTATTTGAAGATTGGCATCAGTTTCTTGATGAAAAAGTAGAAAAAACAAGGGCGCCCAATGGCGCCGCCCGTGAGCGCACTGCACTCGCACATAATACCGAAAAGGCTTTATATTCATACTTGCTGTATTGGAGGGAATATTTCAGAACCACAGATGAGAATGAATTGTATGACATACTATATGATGCATTTAAGGAAATTCCCGCTTTACGAGAAAACAAAATTGTTGGAATACTCGGCCAGGGGACACAAGGCATCGTATATGAATTAGATAATATGCATGCATTAAAGCTATTTTTTGAGGGCTACATGGGAGATCGAACAGGAAAATCCGAATTGGAATTTTATAAACATGCATATGAAGATTTACATAAAGGCACTGCGAAAATTCACACTTTGCCAGTTTTTGGATTTGGCAAAGTAGAAAGCCCTGGAAGAGTTAAAGGCCCTTTGTATTACGTCGAAATGGCGATAGTTAAGACTTTGAAACAGTATTCTGAAGAAACGGCCCGAGACAAGCGCTCTTTGGACCATTTGGCACGGATGATCTTGGACTTTTTGAAAGAGTCTGACGCCGCAGCGGACGCGAGGGCCCAAGCCTACGTAGGGTTTCCCCCGCGACGACAGCCGCACCGTACAGGCCGCGCCGCACCCGATCCAGAATATTTTAAAAACAGAATTTTAACAACAGCGCAGGCAATGGTTCCACCGCCAACAAAAAATGAACTTATTGGATTAATAAGAATGGTCAAATCACTTTACGACGAATTCGGAAAAGAGATTTTTCAAGATATGGGCCCTGATAATGTCGGCGTTTTAGGCACTTCAGTCCCCAGAGGCGCCGTTAGTCACAAAGGCATAAAACTAATAGATCCTAATGCAAAGCCAATTTTTATTTTGTTTGACCCATAAATAAGTAAAAGATTTTCACTACTTACAAATGAAAAAGTTAGCCATCAATATTATGGGAAAAAAAACCCTAACTCGCCTTGACTTTTGAGTTAGAAGTGTTATATTTAGTTTGTAATGGCTAAGGAATTTTAATGGCTCACCAAAAAGTTGATTTTGGAAGGTACGGTAAAACCTTCCAAGAAGGACTGGTTCAACTCATTTTCGAAGACAGACCTTTCGCTGATCAGATCACAGAAGTATTAGATATTCAGTTTTTAGAACTTGAATATCTTCGTGTTTTTATAAATAAAGTTATTCAATATAGAGACAAATATAACAAACACCCCTCAACCGAAACAATGATAACGATTATCAGATCGGATTTGGATAATGAAAGTGAAATTATACAAAAACAGGTTCGTAATTATTACGCCAGAATTCATGCTAATGAAATAAGAGATACAGAATTCATTAAAGAAACTTCTCTTGAATTTTGTCGTAAACAAAAGTTAAAAAGTGCAATGATGAAATCCGTTTCGCTTCTGCAGACATGTTCTTTTGATGAAATTTCTAAAATTATTAATGAGGCAATTAAACTAGGTTCTGAAAATAATTTTGGTTATGATTATATGTTTGATTTTGAAAAACGTTTTGTACCAAAATTTCGCAAACCCATAAGTACCGGCTGGAAAGGTATAGATGATATTACCAAAGGTGGTTTAGGAAAAAATGAATTAGGAGTGGTCATCGCCCCAACTGGCGCCGGCAAATCTATGGCACTTGTACATTTGGGGACACAGGCGATTAAAGAAGGAAAAACCATAGTTCATTATACGTTAGAACTACAAGATACAGTTGTGGCGTTGCGTTATGATTCTTGTATTACTGGATATCCNCTTTCAGAGTTAACAACTTTTAAAAAAGAAATTTATGAAACAATCAAAGACCTGGAAGGCTCGTTAATTGTTAAAGAATACCCTACAAAATCAGCATCTACAAATACTATACGTTCCCATTTATCTCGTCTTATTAAAAGAGATATAAAACCCAATATGATTGTGGTGGATTACGCAGATTTATTGAAACCTGTACGTACTCGCAAAGAAAAAAGAAATGAGCTAGAATCGATTTATGAAGAGTTGAGGGCTATTTCTAGTGAGTTTGAGTGCCCCGTGTGGACCGCATCTCAAACTAACCGATCTGGGTTGAATATGGAGGTCATTACAATGGAGCAAATATCTGAAGCATTTAATAAATGTTTTGTGGCGGATTTTATTTGTACAATTTCTAGAACCATTGAAGACAAGCAGAAAAATCAAGCAAAAATGTTTATTGCAAAAAACAGAAACGGTCCTGATGGCATTATATATGATTTGTTTATGGACACATCAAACGTTTGCATTAAAATGCTACCCAAAACCACATTAAATACGATGATTCCTATAAATCCAGTAGCTGTAACCCCGAAAGAACAAAAACAAATTTTACAAAGTCGTTATGAGAAATTCAAGAACAGGAGAAACCACCGATGAGAACACACATTCGTAGATTTAAATTATCAGATACGTTTATTGATCAATACCGTGATGAAGACGTGCCCTGGGGCCCGCTTGGTTATGTTACCTTTAAACGTACTTATTCGCGTAGATTAAATGAATTTGATGAAAATGCGACTGGTACGGAAGAATGGTTTCAAACATGTCGCAGAGTTATTGAAGGTATGTTTGAGATGCAAAAACAACATGTTTATCGTTTAGGATTAGAGTGGAACGATCAAAAAGCACAGAGAACTGCAAAAGACGCCTATGATCGACTTTTTTATCTTAAATGGACTCCTCCTGGTCGCGGCCTTTGGATGATGGGCACAAAATTTGTTAATGAAAGAACTGCAGCAGGACTTTTTAATTGCGCTTTTAGATCAACACGCGAATTGTCTTCAAAAGGCGGCTATCTCTTCGCTTGGATGATGGATGCACTTATGGTTGGTATTGGCGTCGGTTTTGATACTTTAGGTGCCGGCTCAATTACTGTTCAAGAGCCAGAATATACAAATGATATTCATGTTATTGACGATTCACGCGAAGGATGGGTTCGTTCTGTAGAAATTCTTTTAAACGGCTTTTTCTTCGGCCTGAAAGTTCCCAAATTTGATTATTCAGCTATTCGCGCCAAGGGCGCCCCCATTCGTGGTTTCGGAGGCACTTCAAGCGGATATGGGCCCCTAAAGGAACTGCATGAAAACTTAACTAATCTTTATAAAGATCGAATCGGAGAACTAATTGGGTCGATCGATATCGTAGACACAGAAAACCTTATTGGTCGTTGTGTTGTTGCCGGAAACGTTCGTCGTTCCGCTGCTTTGGCTCTCGGAAGCCATGAAGACTTTGATTATTTGCAGATGAAAAATGATGCTGAAAAGCTTTCTCATCATCGTTGGGGTTCTAATAATTCTTTTCATGCAATCGTTGGTATGGATTATAGCTGGCATGCAGAACAAAGTCAGAAGAATGGTGAACCGGGCTATATTTGGCTAGAGAACGCTAGAACCCGAGGAAGATTCGCAGATCCTCCCAGAGATGACGACGCTCAAGTAATGGGCTTCAATCCTTGCGTTGAGCAACAATTGGAAGATGCCGAGCTTTGTTGTTTGGTGGAGACATTCCCGGCAAAACATGATTCTTATGAAGACTATTTGGCAACTTTAAAGATCGCTTATCTTTATGGGAAAACCGTTACACTTGCCAATACACATTGGCCCGAAACCAATGCCAAAATGTTAAAGAACCGTCGAATTGGCCTTTCGCAATCTGGTGTTGTGCAGGCATTCAATAAATTTGGCCGTCGTACTCTTTTTGATTGGTGTGATAAGGCCTACGAACATGTCCGCGAATTAGATCAACAATATTCAGATTGGCTTTGTATACCGCATTCGGTTCGTATGACCAGTATCAAGCCTTCCGGCACTGTTTCTTTGCTCAATGGTTCAACTCCGGGCGTTCATTATCCCGAAGATGAATACTATATTCGTCGTATTCGTTTTGCGGCAAACAGCGATATGATACCGGTGCTAGAAGCTTCCGGCTATAAGATTGAAGATGATTTTTATTCACCAGAAACAAAAGTTGTTGAATTCCCAGTAAAAGAAGAGCATTTTGTAAAAGGCAAGCGAGATATTAGCATATGGGAACAATTAGAAATCGCTGCTCAATATCAACACTATTGGGCCGATAATTCAGTTTCAGTTACCATTACGTTCAAGCCCGAAGAAGCAGGACAAATTAAAAATGCTCTTGAGATGTATGAAAGTAGATTAAAAGCTGTTTCTTTTTTGCGTTATGAGGAAACTGGGTATATACAGGCGCCTTATGAACCAATAACAAAAGAGCAATATGAACAAATGATCGCTGAAGTTAGGCCGCTTCAAAGATTAAAAACTAATGAAAGCGCGGCGGGAACTAAATTTTGCGATAGCCAATCTTGTGAAATTTAGGAGAAGAAATGAATACAGAGCATAAATTCAGACCTATTAATAGGCATATTTTAGTTAATCTTCCTGCTACTAAAGAATCGGATGAATCATCTTTAGTTTTGCTTCCAGAGGATTACAAAAAACCAGAACAGAAATATTCAGTAGTTCAAATCTTAGCTATAGCTGATGACGTAAATTTTGAATGTTCTCCATGTGATGAACTAATTATTGATACCCAAATGTTGGAAGAAATAGAAATAAATGACAACATATATCACATTGTTTTAGAAAATTATGTTGTGGGTGTTATAGAGAAAGAGAGATAACATATGGATAAAAACTTTTATAATCAATCATCTGCCACGCAATTAGGTTGGGAACCAACTTGGTTTGGTGAGCGCTATTTTGATGAAATGCTGGTTAGAGCAATTAAAAAATTTCAAAAAGCATATGGATTAACTTCTGATGGACTTTGTGGTCCTTCGACTTTTAGACGAGTTTGGACAGAAAGACAATCAAAAATTGATGAATTCAAACCTTCAGGAGATCCGTATTACTCTGATTATATCGTTTTTAATAGCCGATTTTATCCTATTGAATGGGATAAAGTCGTTCTGTGGTCTGAAGAAGGCGGCTTATCTGCTCGTCCTGGCACTTATTACAATTATAGTGGAAGAGCGGAACGTTCTACCAAATTATTTGTTAATCATTGGGATGCGTGTCTTTCGTCACATTCGTGTCAACGAGTTTTAGATAGGCGCAATTTGTCTGTGCATTTCTTAATAGATAACGATGGCACTATCTACCAGACTCTTGATATGCAACATGGTGCTTGGCATGCCGGAAATATAAATCGCAAAGCAATAGGCGTAGAAATAAGTAACGCTTTTTATACAAAATACCAAGATACATATATAGAAAGAGGCCATGGCCCTCGTCCCATAATTGAAAGCGCTGCGATACATGGTAATGAAATCGGGCCATTTTTAGATTTCTATCCCATACAAATTACAGCTTTAAAAACTTTATGGAAAGCGGTGCATATTGCAACAGGGATCCCCTACCAGACTCCTTTGGATCAATACGGCAAGACTTCCACAAAATACGAACAAGATGCGGCTTATGGGAAATTTACTGGCTTTATTTCGCATTATCATGTTAGTAAAAATAAACAAGATTGCGCTGGATTAGATATTGAATCTTTAATACAAGAAATTGTTGACAGCGATTAATAAATAAGTTATATTGAAATATCACAAAAACAGGAGAAGAGATGAGTTTTAATTAAGGCTTGACAATAACTCGTAAAGCGGTTACAATATGTGTAAGGAAATTGAATGAAAGAATATTCTAAATCTATTGAACTTTATGGCGATGGCATTGGTCACGTCGATTATATAAATCATATGGGCACTGACTTAACAGTTGTAAACTCAGCCCGTGTTTCATTTGGAGTAGAGAAAAAGGAGTTAGATGAACGAGATAAGAAACTTATTAAATACCTTATTAAACAGAGNCATACCTCAACGCTTGAGCATTGTAATATTGCGTTTCGTTTTGCTGTTCCTCTTTACGTTAGGTCTCAGCATCATCGCCATCGAACTTGGTCCTATAATGAGATCTCTCGTAGATACACTGATGTAGATATCAAGTTCTACCAGCCCAGAGCTTTTAGAACGCAACATAAATCTAACCGACAAGCGAGCAACGCTGACGAGTTGATTAATCCGTTTTTGCACGATGGACAGTTTGAGGATGATGATACATGTGCTAATTTTGTAAAGAAGCACCACCAATCCTGTCTTGCATTCTATAACAATCTTATTAATGCCGGCGTNTGCCGAGAACAGGCCCGTGGTGTCTTACCACAAAATATGTATACAGAGTATTACGGAACAGCTAATCTCAATAATCTGTTGAAGTTTATCGATCTTCGCACACACGAAGGCGCACAATGGGAGATTCAGAAGGTTGCCCAAGCTTGTTTGGAAATTGCTACTGATCTGTTTCCAGAAACGGTAGGTGCTTATCGTCGGATTAGAAAGGAGAGTGAATAATGGACCATAGTGATAGNTCGTCTCTTGACGATCAACAGATGCTATTCGCGTTGTTGACCGCTCTCGTTAAGAAAAGCGGCGGTGAAATTAGAATTTCTGAAGTTGATTTAGAAGCAGTTACTAAAAGCGATATTATGATGATGTATTATGATAAAGTTTCGAAAGANTTGATTTTATCTTTGCAATTTCTTGGCGGATATACAGATAAGACAGACACTGTTCATTAATTTGAGAAAATAAGAAAACTTTTAAACTAGTTATTGTGTTCTTTAGATTTTACAAAAGGAGAAAGAATGAATTTTATATTTCTATTATCTTGCTTTAGTAAANCTTTGACAACGAAACATTATAAGCCGATGACACCTTGTGTTGACGCCATTATTTTACGTTTAGATAAGGAATGCGATCAAACATATTATTACCAAGAATACGATAGTTTTTGGATACAAGCTGAAGGAGAAAGTATTATTTGTGGTCCAATATATTTATTTATGCCGCAACCTTTTAAAATTGATTTAGCAATGTTACATGAAAGCAACGGTTTTGAATTATG